CCTGGTCTTGCAACGACTTGATTTCACTGTCAACTTTTTGGTCATGCTTGGCTTCGGCAATGTCATCGCTGCGCCTACGCTCAACCCATTGATCGTTCATGCGGTAAGCAGTGCCGTAGCCTGCGACTCGTTGATACCCGTGCGGTATTGCGTCAAGAAGTAGGCTGCGTGCTCGACGCTGATACCGCCCACCTCAATCTGCCGGCGGTACGCCCGAACTTCTGCCGCCTGGCGGAAGCTGGGGACCAGCAGGTATGCGATCCACCAGGGCAAGCACAGCCAGCGCCGCTGCTCGCGGTAGTGCACCATCTCGTGCTCGATGAGGCCCTTGTTGTCGGTGTACTGCGGGCGCATGAAAATGAACGGCCAGACGGTGACAGCGTCGAAGCCGTGGGAGATGAGGTTGGTGGTGACGATCATTAAGAAAGCTCCGACCAGAATGTCATCACTGCGGAAGACACCACTTGGAAAGTTGCCCCAGCGGGGATAACTGCTGTGGTGGAAAGTATGAGATTACTGGGGGTGGCCGGTGCGCTGTTTTGGGATCGGTTGACCGTCACCGTGCCATTGATTAGCACACTTATGCTGTAAACGCCCCCCGCAGCGGGCTGTGCGCTAACAGAAACAATAATAGGTCGCCCTGTCGTATTTGTGTTGCTCGTGTTAAACGCACGAACGCTCGACAAATCCTTCCACGTCTGACCCTCGCCCAATGCGCGGGGGCACGACTCGACCAGCGCCTGAGTGGTGCTGATGAGCGTTACACGGCTGCGTAGCCCCGAGGTTATGTCGCCCGCAGCAATGTTGACAAAGCTGCCGTCGGGAAGTTGTTTTACCAGCGTCGGCGGGGTTGCGACACCGTTGATTGCCAGGGTCGGAGATGCCCCCGATGCTTGGTTGAAGTTCAAAAAGAACGACTGGCCCGCAGCGTAGGCGGCGATGCCAGGCGCGGGGGTGATCGTGTACGCAGTGCTGGTTCCCCCCGTGGTGTAAATTGTCGAAATCTGCGCTGGCGAAACATAGTCAGTCCCGGCCACTGCCGTCGTTGTGCTACCGGACCCGTCACCCTTGAGTACCGCTGACCCTGTAGTGGCGGGCGCTGCGTTGTTGTTCACTTGCGACTGAATGAACGTGAACATCGCCATGACAACGGTGGCGTCTTCCACGTCGCCGTTTTTTATGGTTGGGGTAATAGCTCCAATGATGGCCATGATTTATCCGTTCAGTGTGTAGTTGAGCTTTTGAAAGCGACCATAAAACGTGCCGATCGACTGGCCTTTCGCGGCGGGTGAACTCACTTCTAGCGCGAACTTGTTGAACACGAGCGGGAACGGCCATGCCAGAGAGTACGTGCGTGGGCGAGACAGCGATCCCGTCTGCCAGCGCGAACCATCACCCCATGTGTTCGACCCCCACACCGTGCCCACTTGGTCGGACTGCACGTTTGTCGAACTGAGGTAGTTGCCCTTGTCATCCGACGCCGTGATGCCATACGAGGCGCCCACACCAACGGAGGACAACTCGATGGTGGACTCGACCATCTGTTTCATCGCCATCTCGTCCGTCTTGGGGTACGTCGCTGACAGCATGTCGATGTTGTAGACCGTGCCGTCGTCGGTGTAGAGACTCGACGTGCTGGGAAAGCCCGCGCTGGAAAACAGCTTTGCGGGGCTGGCCGCCGAACTTAGAATGAAATACGTCCCGACAGACGAGGCGCAGTCATAAGTGAACGTGTGCGGCCCATTCCAACGCTGTTTTCGTTTGTCAAACCAGTAGTCAAAAGTGCCGGCCACGCCGTCAATAATGGTTTGCACGCACACGCGGTAAATGTTTCCAGCGAAGGATGCCGAAGCGCGCGTCGGGGTAGTGATGTAGCCGAAGGGTTGTCGAATGTCAGGGGTTCCGGCGTCGCCGTTTGCGACTACCTCAACCAGCCCGTTGTAGTCAATTTTGTAACAGGCGTCCGGGCCAACAAAGAAAGTGCCCGACGGCGTGGGCGTGATCGTCCTGGGTGACGCGCAACCGATGTTGAGCGACAGGTAGTTCAACTGGATGGGGTTGGACGTGCTGGCCGCGTCGCCGTTGATCTGCCATATCTGCGTGCCCTTGAAGGCCAGCAGCGCGCTAATCACACCGCCCGATGATGTGGTGACCGGCAGTCCCGACAGCGCCAGTATGACCGACGGGTCGCCCAGGGTCAGCGACTGGCCGGCGCCGGCCATGTTGGTCGGCACCAGCACGTCGCTGTAGTAAATCCGGTTGCCGCAGATAAAGTACGCGCGGTTGTTCAAGTTGGCGACACCTGTGGGCACCGTGGGCAGCAGGTTGGTCGCGGTGTTGGCGGTCGTGTAGCTCGGGGCGGCAGGGTTCGACACGTCGATGACGCCAAAGAACACCCCCGCTGCACCCGAGTAGCCAGGGTGCGTGATGATGACCTTGGCGCCGATGACGGCCAGCGTGGGCGGCACCCAGTCGCCGCTTGTGGCCGGCGAGGTCGGGCGGTTCTCGGCATTGCCCGCAGTGCAGCCCGACACCGTTATGAATGCCCCGGCCTTGAGGTCGTAGCAAAACGGTTGGTCCTTTCCCGCTGTGAGCCCCGTGGCCACCATGCCATAGACGTACTGCCCGATGGTGACGTGCAGCGAGACAAAGCCCGGCGTGGTGAACCCGGCGAATGAGGTCAGCGCCAAGACGCCTGGGCGCGGGATCACGATTTCAGGGTTAGACTGATCGAACACCAGATTGGTCAGCTTGCGACACGCACCAGCAAATACGTCCGTGGCGTCGAATGCGTCGGCTAGACCCCGTGGGGTGAAGCGGACGGGTTGGCTTTGTTCGATAGGCATGCGGGCCTAAAACGGGTTGGATTTCGTTGACTTGATGCCGCCGCCGGTGCGAAACCTGCGGGGGTCGAGCTTGACCTCATGGACGACCTGCTGCTCGTCACCCTCGGTCAGCAGATGCGAGCGCAGCATGTTCTCGCAATCCTGGACGAACTGGCCATATCGCGAGTCGTCAGTGATACGCATGAGGCGCATGGCTGTGGCGTGAATGAGGTAGTCCTGGTCGGTGAACCACGGGATGACGCCGGAAGTCTCGGGCATCGTAATGTCGGCGCGCTGCACGAAATAGCGATGAATGAGCGATAGGGGCGCGCTGGACGTCGGGTAAATGTAGAGGAGCCCGAGGCCTTGTGTGGCCACAGGTGACAGGTCGGTGGCGTACTCGCTTGGGTAGCCGGTGCCTGAGTTCGGGATGTTGTCGGCGTCGAATTGTGGCCGCGTGCGTTGCGTCAGGAAAAACGGCTTCAAGGTTGAACGGGCCACTGGAGCCGGCGCCGACGGCGATGGTTTGCGTGACCACGTTCACCTTCAAATTACGGTGCAGCACAAGGTCGGACAGAACGAGGTTGAGCGCGCGCCCGCCTTGGCTGGTAAAGCCAGGGCACTTGGCGATTGCCAACCCGTCCGCAACGATCTGGGCTGCTGTGATCACGCCATGCCCACCTTGGCCTTGGCGACGGAGATGGCCACACGGCCCTTCTCAATGTCTTCCATGATGTGATTGATGTTCACGTCCTGCACGCCGAGGGCCTGCTTTTCTTGCGTGGTCATCGTCTTGCCCTCGGCCTTTTTCATGTTCAAAGCGGTGTAGTGCGCTTTAATTTCGTCCAGCCGCTTGATAGATTGCTCCAGCTTGACCTCAAGCTCAGGAATCTCGGCGCGCGTGCGCTGGCGGTCCATCACATCGTGCAGCAGGTCCAGGCGCTGATTGAGCGATTCAACGCTCTCGCCGGCCATCAAGTAGCCCTGCACGTTGATGCTCTTGCCTTGCGGCAGTTGCGCGGATAGTTGAAAGTTTCCAAGCACGGCTTGTGCTGCCGTGTCATTGGTATGTTCGGTGGGGGTCATGGTTGCCTTTCGTGGTGGAGGAACTTATTTACCGTCAGGCCGCTTGTCAAGCGCCTTTTCAGCAAGCACGGCGGCCACGTCGTCAACGTGCAGGCAGTCAACCATGCAGGCGTAATCATTCGGCGGCTGGATCGCAGCAATGCTGCCATTGCAATAGTCATTGCCAGGAACGGCGCTGTGAAGGACGCCAAAGGCAATGACCTTGCCCCCCTCCAACTTGACGATCTTGTCGCCATTTTTGGCCTCTCGGCCGTTTCGATAGTGCATTTTTAACTCCGGTTATATGGAAATCAGTATCCGCGCTGAATCGCCGCCGCACTCTTGAAATGCTGTTGCGTGGGCTTGCGGTAGGCGTTCTCGTTGTCGCCGTGGATTGACTTTTCATGGTCCCAGCAACGCGCCACACGACTCTTGAGGTCGGCCAGGACTGCGCCCTCGACCTCGTACGTCTCGCCGTGGAAAAACTGCATGTTGTTGGTCAGCAGGTACAGCCCGGCGCCGGCCGGCAGGTCGATCGTGTAGTAGTACGTCGGCACCTCAACGTCTTTGAACTTCTGGTCCTTTTCCTTGGTCACCCAGGGGTTCAGGCAGACGTTCATTTTGATGGTCTTGCCGGTCGCGCGCTCCTCGGCGTTGCCGCCAAACGCTGTGGCCTCGGCCATTGCAGCAGCCATCGCTTGCGCTTCGGTTTTTTCCGTGTTGGCGACGTCCAGCTGCTTGCGCAGAGATTCAATCTCCGCGAGTAATTGTTCGGGGGTTTTTTGTGTTGCCATGTCAGTTCACCTCATTGGCTGGTCGGGGCTTTCCCGGCCAAACGAGCGATGCTCGACGGCGTGCGGTGTGGCCACAGGGGCTTCGACTGGTGGCTCGATATGCTCTGCGTCGACCAGTGCTTGTGCCTCAGCGGCGGCATCAGCCAGTGCTTGTGCCTCAGCGGCGGCTCGCGCTGCGTCAGCGGCGGCCAGTTCCTCAAGAGTTTTGTCATCCATGCGATTCTCCAAAAAGCCGGACCCGAAGGCCCGGTTAAAAGCTGGACCCGCAGGTCCAGCCAGGCCCCCGATTACTCGACCGCAGTGCCGGCCGTGAAGCCAGTATTGAAGGCAGAACCGGACTCGGTACGCGCCATGTAGGCGTTGTTCAGGATGATCGTGCCGTACATCATTTTCCAAGCCACCACGCGGGTCTGGTTCATGGGGTCCGACTTGTCAGCCGCGGACAGGTAGCTGTACTTCACGTCATCGAGGACAACCTGGCCGTAGGCGTCGGTGCCGAAGAAGAACGTGGGGTACACGGTCACGCCGGTCGCTGGCGCGGCAGGAGGGGTCTGCGCAGCGCCGATGGCGGTCAGAACCACCGTGGCACCGGACGCCAACTGCGTGGCCTGGCCAGCCAGCGGGCCGGTGGTCGGGCCAGATGCAGTCAGCGCCAGGTTGGTGGGCGTTGCGCTCGTGCCGATATACACGCTAAACGTGTAGCCCGGCAGGGTCGGCAGGGTCACGCTGATGGAGCCGGTTGGGCCCGTCACAGAGATGCTGCCCGATGCCTGGTAGATGCGCTGTTCAACGCTCGTTGCGGTGGGCGAGCCCGTCACAATGATGTTGTAGGTCGCGCTGGTGGCCAATGCGCCGCCCGTGCCCGACGGTGTGCCGGTCACGAGTGCCACGCCAACAAAATACGGGATCATGTTGGACTTGCAGAACCGCGTGCCGCCCCACTCGCCCAGGTCGTTGTTGTACAGTCGGTTAATGTCGCTGTACGACCAGGCCGTTGCGATGGTGGTGTTCTGGCGCAGGTCCTGAGCCACCAGCGGGTGAATCAGCGCGACATAGTGCGGGCTTGCCGTGGGCGACACGCTCATCGTCTTGAAGTCCTTGCGGCTGGTGCTGTTGGCCTCCAGCTTCATCTGCGTCTGACCGTCGCCGCCGTACTGCGGGGCGCCGAAGGTTTCCAGCGCGCCCACGACCTTGCCAATCTCGATGGGGGTCATGACGTCGGTGGCCAGCAAACTCGCGCGGCTTGCCTTGGCGTTGGCGTAGTTGACCTGCGTGGCCGTCATCAGGATGTTGAAGACGTTGCGCTCGATCGTCTCGGGCTGCTGCATGCCAATGAGGCGAATGGCCTGCTTGAACAGCGGGTGCTTGATGGTCATGTCGGCCACGTCGGTCACGCGAACCAGGTCACCCCACTGCTGGGCAGTTGCAGACACTTGGGCGATGGTAATCGGTTGGCCGCCAGGGGCAGAACCTTCAGACAGGGGCGCGAACGGCAGGGGCAGGCGCTCGTAGCGAGTCGCCGTGTAGACCACGCCGCTTTGCTTTTCAAGGCGCAGAGGCTGGCCGAACTGGTACGCGACAAGCTGGCGCTGTGCCAGGCGCAGCACTTCCGCGCGGATGTGAAGTTCAATGTCGTTGGCGATGGTTTGACCACCGGCGCCAGGCGAAAAGTTGGTTAGGGCTGGGGCAAAAATGCCCAGGATGAAGCTAAGCAGGTAGCGAATGGATTTCATGATGTGTGCCTTAAATGCGGACGTTTTCAAGACGCTTCGTTCGGGCCTCGTCCTCGCTCATCCGGCCGCTGGTGCGCGGTACGTCAGAACTTGGGCGGGCTGCGCGCGATGCGCCACCACTGGGTTTTGGCTTTGCGTCTGATTGCTTCAGGTTGCCTGAAAGCATGTCCTCACCGAGCATGACCTTGAGGATGCCCTCGCGGTTCACGTTGCGACCCTCTTTCCGAAGCTCGACCAGCTTGGCCTCCACCTTATCTTTGTAGCGCTCATACAACTTGGGTTTCGTTGTAGCGAGTGCTGCAAAGGCACTGCGGTCTGCCAAGTCCTCTGCCCGCTGCAAAGCAGCTTGCGAGGTCGATGTGGCTGCTCTCGCCGCCCGGTTGGCTGAAACGGCATACTTTTGCCATTGGTCGGCCTCCGGGTTGCGCAGGACGTCCTCCTCCTGCTGCCACAACAACTGGTCCTGCGTCGGCCCCGTTGGCTGGGCTGGTCCGCGCCGTGCGGTTTCCAACTCGGCCCTGGCGGTGGCCAGGTCGCTCTCGGCTTTTTGGGCGCGCTCTCGCGTCTCACGAATCGTCTTTTGCGCCCGGCTTTCACGCGGCGCA